CTGCCAATATATGAGTTTTAATTCTGTAGTCTGGGTAAGCATTTATAAACTCCTTTAATCTATCTTGGACACTTACATAATCATCAAGGTAATTCGACATCTAACTTCTCTCTCCCTGCGAAATCACTTATCGCATCTTCTAATTGTTCTTTCAATGAATAAAATGTGCCATCTGGCCAGTTCTGAACATCATCGGCGCAAGGCTGGCAATAGAACCTAACCTGTGCTTTGCGAAGCGGTGTCTCGCTTTGGACTTTCCATACTGCTGGAGTCATAGCTCTTAAATCCCAGCCGTTCTTATTTTGTCCCCAGCGATATTTGCATAAATCGCAATATTGATTCGAATTATGATTGCGAGTCAGACTCAATGTCGTCCCAATCTTCTGGTGTAGAAAATCGTAATCGACCCAAGATAGCGGCATATCCAATGAGATCGAGATACGAATCTTCGCGCTCTGGACTTTCCACCATTCTTGAGAGTTTGGTCGCGATAGCAATAAGCGCCAAGTCAGATGGGTCTCTGAGCTGAATACCGAGTGCTTTACTGATTTTGAAAATGCGTAGTAAATTGTGCCTCGGGTCGCCATACTCGATGCCCCTGTCGAATAGTGTGTTTCCAGCTTCTTCAAGCCATTCACTTAACGATTTCTGTGTATCGGACACTTGACCTGCCTCTCTTATAGCCTTCATTAAAAGCTTTGGCTTTGGCTGAAGTAAATAAACTCCAGATATAAAGGCCGATAAATGGAACGCCAATGATTATTCCTACTACTGCTTCATCAGATAAATTAGGCAACATCTGCACTCACCCCATATTTATCCAGCCAATATGCAGAGATTTCAGCCTTAGATAAACGGCCTCTTAGCTGCTTCTTACCCATCCGCTCTTTAGCGAATCGTCTGATTATTGATCCCTTAACCCAATTTGTCTCATCAGTCCAAGCCCCTGCTTGAGAATCAAATCGAATTAGGGTTACTTTATTTATCATTTTGCTCCCTAATCTCTAAACCCTAAATGGATTTAGGTAAATAGATTAAGGGTCTAAATAGATTTAGACAAGCAATAAGTCGGCGAGTCGTATATCTAAAAAGCCAGCGAGTCGCTCATTGGTGGCTTTGTTGGCAAAGTCAGTAGTTATGGGCAACCGCTTTAAAGCCCATTCAGGCTCGGTTATAGCCCCTAAATCAAACTGATAGACTCCGTGAGGGGTTGAATTAATGTAAAGGGTCTTAGCGCCCGTTCTAGCCCTTATATCGGCCAGATAATCCCACTTCTTCTTCTCAATCATCAAAGTATCGTAATGAGTCCTACGGCATTTAAGCTCGATATAGGAATTGTGGGTAATGCCATCTGCTCGGTCGGTCGCCGATAAAGGCGTCAAGTCTGGATAAAGCGACTTGAGAGCCTCAAAGAGCTCAACCTCTCGAAAGTAGATTAGTTGTCCTCTTCTCCATCTTCCCAACCAATCTTCTTAATTGGGTCATCGGCAGGGACTATCCAATCGGGATAAGAGCTGCGATCCATTGCAAAGGCTAAGGCAGTTCCCTCATCCATCCCTGCTCTGCGACAAGCTTTATAAACTTCATTGGCAGCGATAGCCCAGAAATCAAGCTTTGTTAAAGGCGTTTCCTTAGTAGTCCTGCGTCTCTTTGGGCGCTTAACTGCCTTCTTACTTACGCGCTTTCGCGTTGCCATTTCTGACCCCTCTCGCTAGGGCCAATTCTAACTGAGACTCCATTTTATCGAGGCGCGACACTATTGGAATATTCTCCAATTTAATTATGTAGCGAAGTCCAGCAATCAGCAAGGCGATAGATCCTAATACTGAGGCTACTAGGGTTGCTAGCTCAGCTGCAACCATTAACGGACTTTGCCGTAACGCTCGTAGTTAGGGTTGAGCCAGTTAATAATGCTAGGCAAGACTGATACGAGAGCCGCATTGGCAATTGCATTTACATCTAGGCCGACTGCCAGATAGGTCGCTAGCGCCGTTGCTAGGAATGTCTTTGCCCAGCTCTCTGCCATTTTCTTTAAGTCGCTCATTAGCTTCTCCTTCGAGGTTGAAATAACTGCCATCTTTGTCTCCCAAAGTTGTGAATGAAATATGGAAATGCGACCGGTGAGGGTTAGCGCCTTTGTATGCTCTGCGCTTCCATCCCAATATCGGACTCATAATCTTTCCATCGTAGATTATATATTTAATTCGCTTATCGCCCTTCTTGGCTAACTTGCGAATCTTCTCGACTAGCGCGTAAGCCTCTTCTTTGTGAGCTGATAGATCAGCATCAATATCTAAAGCTCTAACGATTCCATCGACTGGTATATGGTCAGAACTACCTTTAGCAAGGTGGCGAGCGTCAGCAATCCAGCCATCAGACTTCCTATCGCGATCAGGATAATCGTCATCGATTTGCTCCCGAAGCTGAATACCTGCTGCACATAATCTAGCCATTTACCCACTCACCCAAATCTTCATTCCAGACATAAACTGCGCCGTCCTGTGGGTATTGAATTGGAGGCATCCAGCGACATATAGTTTCATCAAGAACCCAAGAATCATAAGGCTTTGGAGGTATAAAAGCGTCTAGCGTTTCATCATAGAAATAATTTATTGCAGCAAAATTCTTTCGGATATTTCCATTGTAAGAAGTTTGTATCCAGCGGCCTCCAAGAATTGTTACAAAGAAAGATAAACCTTCATCTGAAGCATTATTGTCTCCGACCAATACTTGAATAACTTTGTTATTTTTATCAATTTGAGCGAAATGACTCATACTGCATACCTCACAATAATAATTCCAGAACCGCCAGCTCCGCTTACTGTTGCGCCGCCGCCACCTCGAGTTCCGCCGCCGCCACCGCCAGTATTTGCAGTCGCATTACCGCCATTAACACCTAGACCAGAAGTTCCAATTCCTCCGCCGCCGTAACCACCGGCAGAAGTAGCAGGAAAATTATTAGCTCCACCGCCGCCTCCACCTGCATAATAATAAGTTCCGCCCACATTTTCGCCAGAAGTTGTTGCGCTGCCCCAAGTTGAATAAGCAGATGAACCATTGCCTCCTGGCCCTCCATTTGCTCCACTATTATTTGAACCAGCTACACCTGCACCGCCACCGCCACCGCAAGCAGCATTAGCAGTAGATCCATCTCCGCCAGCATTTCCTTCACCAGAAGTTCCAGCTGCGCCAGTCTGGGCGTTATATCCTCCACCGCCACCACTGCCACCAGTTGTCGCGCTAACTGGAGACGCGTCAGAACCTCCACCGCCACCAGTAGCAGTAATAGAAGAGAATGATGAATTACTACCAAGATTTCCGCTGCTTCCCAATGATGTGGCTGCTCCACCAGCGCCAATTGTTACTGTATAAGTTCCATTAGTAACTGAAAATGATGAATTGTATTTTAGACCGCCAGCACCGCCGCCACCTGATAAATCGCCGCCTCCTGCGCCGCCTCCAGCAATGCACAAAACCTCAACATTTTTAGAACCAGAGCTGACTACAAAACTTCCTGACGAGGTAAATTTATGATATTTAAATCCACCTGAAGTAACTTCAGTCCCACCGCTTGCTGAGAATGGAGCTGGGGCAGAAGCAAAAATCCCGAGAATAGGCATTAAGCAATATCTCCTACGACATACCAAGTGTCGGTTGCGACCTTGATGCAAGAAGCGGCTGAATACTGCGCCCTTAATTTAGGTGCAATCGCTGAAGCTCCTGTCGATGAAATTGTAGTAGTGCCTGAAGTAACGGCCTTAATAGTTGTCTGACCTGCGCCAATTTGAATTACATTGATTACTGATCCAATAGGAAAAGCAACTGATGCGTTAGTAGGTATTAAAAAATCATTAGCACTAGCAACCGACATAGTTACTAGCTTGTTTCGATTATCAGTTAAAACTACTGTATAAGTAGCGGTCTGAGCATTAAGGGTCAGCTTGGCTAAAGCACTATCAAAGCCATTGCCTACTGTCCTAATGGCAGAAGCGCCGTCTTTCACTAGGTCGGTATCATCTGGAATTGTGATACCTAAAATTGCTGTGGTGGTCATTGTTCTCCTTTAGCTAACTATTGTAGCGTTCTGCCAGTCCAAAGTTGGGCTGATTGTGTTCCAATATTCCGTTTCGGGGACTGAGTTCCAGCGGAACGCCTGAAGCGAAAATTCAATCGGGGAGACATTCATCGTCAGATTGAGACTGTTAAGGCTTGCCGTCCAAGTCCATCCTTCGACAAATCCCAGAAATGTCCCATTGACCATATTGCTTGGAAGATTATTTATGCTTAAAGGCATCCCCATAAATATATTTAATAGGCTATTTCGATCAGTATTATCTATTTCGGAACTAGCCAACGGGAAGCTAATCTGCCGTAAAGCAAATTGAGGGTAAGCTCGAATGGTGAGATAGAAAGCTGCCTGAGCTTCAGCATCGCTTTGATTGCGAAGTGTGGTCGATATGGTAGAACCAAGAAGGCCATAGTCAGATATTGAGGCTGCATCTTCATCCGTAACCTCAGAGCCCGAAGTGCCATAACTAATTGTTATAGAATTTCTAACATCTCCAGCTCGTTTAATAATTGAAAGTCCAGGGCCGATAGAGTGATTGCCATCCAAATCAACATAGCCATTAGTAACTAGATATTGAGATCTATGGGTTGAATCGGCATAACCTATTCTTCCTTGAGAATCTTCATATAAATAACCAAGTCCGCTAGTCGCAAAGCGAGAAGCAAGATTATAAACTGTATCGTCTAGGCCATTCTCAGAATGAAGTTCATAATCCCCCGGAGTATCAATATCACCTAATCCGCTATTTTCTGCATCTTGCCATTGAGTAGTCGCATCATAGGTTGCCCAAGTTTCGGCAGCTGGAACTTCATTCCATTGGTTAAATAAGACTGTGCTAAGAAGCTCTTCAATGCGGTCTCCATCAAATTGATGAGCAAAGTTGCCAACATAAACGGCGCGGTTAAGTCTCGCTAGTGCTCCTACGGCGGTTATTTGTATTCTTTGGCTAGTGGCAGTTGAGCCAGAATTTTGAACTGTTATGCCTAAGTCGGTAATAAAGCCGCCAAATAGATTTACATAAACCGCGCTAGTATCTTGAACCTCAATAGTAACTGCATCATTAATCTCATAAGGAACTGAGGCTTCAGCAGTTTCAATCAGCGTTAAGCTGCAATAGCCAGCCAAAGGCTGCTGATAAATATCATCCCGACCAGAGGTAATAGTAAGTCCGCTAAGTGTGGCGCTGGTAACTGTAGAGCCATTGACCTTAACTCGATAGACGGGACTCCAAGCGGTCATAGGATTAGTTGATCACCGCCGCCGCCAAGTCTGCGGCTGCTGTTATTGAGTGCCAAAGCAACTGCCCGGCTAAATCCTTCTTCATCAATTACCGATGGAGCATTTACATTAATTACAACATTGCCGCGCTCTTCAGCTTGTCTAAATCCAGCAACATCAAATGATCCTGTGCCTGCTGTTCTTTTAATAAAATTAGCTTCGCTGACTTGCTCAATCAGTGTTTGGCTTGGCTTTGAAATTGCGACATTGCTTCCACCCCCACCGCCGCCGCCACCTAAGCCGCCAAGCAAGCCGCCGCTTGTTGATACACCATTAGTCAGCCCAGCTAATGATCTATCTGTTGCCGCGCTAGTGCTCATTGAAAAATTACCGATTGCTCCTGTTTTCTGCGATCTAACTTCATCACCAGCATCTTTTAATTTGCCATAAAGAAACGCTGCGCCGCCAATTGCTGCTAAAGCTGCTGATGCTGCAACTATGGAAACGCCACCAGTTGCGTAAGCCGTTGCAACTCCTGCGGCTGCCGCTGCTGCTGTTTGCCTACCAAATGCGGCGGTTAATAGTCCAATAGCACCAATAAAAGCTTGGATGCCTGCAATAATTTTAGTGGCGACAAATATGGTAGTTAGTATTGTGCCTAATGCTATTAGTTCATCTTTTAATTCTATAACTGTATCAATAAACCCTCGAACTTTTTTGCCCCATTCTAAAGCAGTTCTTTGTGATTGAGTTAATGATTCATCTAAACCGCCGTTGCCAGTTAAGCCAGCGATAAATGATTCTAGGGCTGGTATAAATTTATCAAGCAGAAAGGCCGTCAAATCTTGCATAACTGGCAGCAAAGCTGCGCCAATAGATTCCTTGGCTTCATCAAGAGCAATCTTGACGCGCTCCATTTGCTTCTGTGTGCTCTGCGCTTGATTTTCCGAGAAGTTGCCAAAGGTGCTAGTAAGTTGCTGAAAGGTTGTATCAAAATCTTGAGACTTGAGATCAGCGGCATCAATGCCTAGACCTAATTTGCCAAGAGCTGTGGTGTTGCCATCATAAGCTCGGCCTAGCGCATTGGTAACGGATTCAAGCGGCTTGCCTGTTGCTGCACTTAAATCTAATGCTAAATTTAGTAGTTTTTGAGCATCTTCAACATCATTGGTCGAGCGAACTAATCGGCTAAAAGCTGGACGCAACTCGTCATCAGTAATGCCAGCAGCGATAGAAGTCTGAGTTATATATCTTTCAACGCCTTTGATTTGATCATCTGTCGCTTTAGTTGTGCTGCGTATAGTCTCGGCTAATTTTAGTTGCGCTGCTTCATCTTCGGCTGCTGCCTTAACTGCGCTAAGTGCAAATGCGCCAACGGCTGCGCCAGCAGCGGCAAAGGCAATAGCTGCCTTCTTGCCAAATTCAGCTGCGCGCTCGCCAATAGAATCAATATCTTTAGATCCTGCTTGCAGCTTCTTTTGAAAATCTGCTGTGTCTGCTAGAAGTTTGAGCGTTAAGGCTCTTGAATCAGATGCCACCAATGCCCCACTTATCTAATATCTTGTTAAATGCTCTACTCCATTGTGCCACAATATTTTTCTGCTCTTGTCGCAAGGTTGGATAAATAAACCATCCGCGAGAGCCGCGTCCTTGTCTGCCTGAGTAAGCAGGAAATTGCTTAAATTTATTTGAACCAAATTCAAAGCCAGCCCAAAGCATTTGAGTATTAGCTCCACCACTAAATCTTTGGGCAGCAAATCCGTATTTGATTTCCCCAGTAGTGCTGCTCTTAACTACTTTAGATCCGCTAACGATTCTGTTGATGGCTTGTTGCCCTTTAACGCGAGTAGCAGCTTTGGCAGCAATTTGAGTTTGAAGATATGTGGCAAGATTGTTAGAAGTCTGGCGAGCCTCGGCTTTGGCTTCATCGCCTAGCAAGGAAAAGGCTTTATATACTTGCCGAAGCTCTGTTCGGTCAAATGCTGAGATTTCTTCAGCCATCCTTGTTCATCTCCTTTATCAGCTCGACTGCCGTTGCTACATCGTCCCAATCATCCCAATATTGCATCGGAATACCAGTCTTAAGAGCAACTATTACTAATAGCCGCCTTACGCTGTCGGGCTGATGGCTTTTGGGTCATCGTTGCCTGTCTTAATGTCGGCAACTGTTTCCATCCATATCTCAAAGCTCT